GCCGTAGCGGACACGGCCCCGACCGCGAGGTTGGCGACCGCGTAGCCGTCTTCGGCGCTTGCTGTGGCCTGCACGGCTTCGCTGACGATGGCGCTGCCCTGCGACGCGCCGATGCTCAGGCTGGTCTGGTAGTGACCAATCGTAGTGCCAGCCATGCTACGTCCCCGTTGGCAGCGTCATGCGTGCCGCAGCGATCAGTAACGCGCCGCCCGTGGCGGTAGCGTTGAGGGAGTAGTCGTCGTTCGCGGCGTCGGTGAACGGCGTGGTCGTGATGGTCACGTCATTGCTGCCCGCCGGGATGTGGTTGTAGCCGCCGCTCGTGTTGTTGAACAAGCAGTTGAAGTCAATGTCGCCGCTTTCGACGTGGATGTCGGCTTGCGGCATGTCGATGCCGTATCCGCCATTCCCGACGACCAAGCAGTTGACGATAGCGAACGTGTGCTCAGGGTCGTCGGTCGCGCTCGGCGTTCCGGTTAGCTGGATGCCGTGGCTTGCACAGTCTGCGATTGTGACGTTCTTGCAGAACCAGAAGCCTTTGCGCCCCTCGTTGCCGCCAACGTCGAACACGATGCCGCGCTCTGCCGACTCGCTGATGAGCGTGTTGGTGACGACGTTGTTCTCGCCGCCCAGGAACACCGCGCCTCCCGTCCCGTAGGTGCCTTTGCAGTCGATCCAACAGTTGTCGAAGATCGTGTGCTGCACAGAGTCGCCGCGAAACACGCGCGTGCCGCCGCCGCTGATGTAGCAGTTGAAGAACCGCACGCTCAGACCGGCTGCGACATCGAGCAAGTAGGTCGGCTGCGTTGACTGGTTGTTCACGATGTCGCAATCGACAAACGTGTGCGCTCCGTGCTGGCAGAACATGTAGTTGTTCGCGCCGTTGCCAGTGGACTCGTAGCGCAGGCCGATGTTCTTGACCTGTATGCGTTGCCGCGTGCGATACATGTAGGCCCACGATGCCGTCGTTCGGATGATGGGCTTCGACGTGGCGTCGGGGTGCGCCATGATCGTTAGCTCGGGGTCATCTACTGCACGCGAGGCTTCGTCGTCGTATGCGGGCTCGAACACGTTGCTGGCCGAGAACGTGCCGTTCAAACGGATCGTCCAGCCACGAAGGAAGTCGCGTGCGTCTCCGTGGGTGCCGTCGTGGAAGAAGCTGGCCCGCGTGCCGTTGATGTGCCACGCCTTACCCGTGAAGGTGTCGTCGAGGTCGGTGCTAATAGTCACCGACGTGCAGGCTCCTTTGCTCGGGCTGAACGCGGTGATCTGGAACAGGTGCCGGTCGCCCGAAAGGGTGTCGCAGTAGATGTAGTCGCTGCCGTCGTCAGCGCAGGCGGACAGATCCAGCGACTCAAGCTCTGACTCGCCAAACTCAAACGTGATCGTCGTGCCAGCGCCGGTTCCTGCCGCTGTGACTGACGTGTTCGTGCTGCTCGACACGCAGTCAGACGGGTTCGTGTCGCTGCCCGTGCTGCTGTTGTAGTCAACGACCGGATAGCCCGCGTGCGTCATGCTAGACCCCCACGCGCAGTTCGCAGTTCTGCATCGTCAACGTGCCGCCGTCTGCCGCTGTCACGCTGCCGTCGAAGTCAAAGATGGCCCACACCTTGTCAGTGCCGCCGTCTGTCATCACTAGCGCCGCGCCCGTTGCGGTGATGCTGCCGCCGGTCGCGGTCCACGACACGTCCGCCAGTTGCAGGTATTGCCGGTTGTTCGCGCTGTCGTCTGCCAGCACGTCAAACCCGGTCGCGTCCAGCGTCACCGTCTCGCCGCCGGTCGTGTAACCGTTGCCGTTCGCCACCTCTGCGCTGCTGATGCCGGACCAGTCCTCGTTGTCTACGCCCGTGCCCGTCTGCGTAGACAGCAAGCGCACGCTACACGCGGTCGGGCCTGTGGCGTTGCGGAAGGTGATGTCGAGCATCCTGTTGATGCCGTAGTCGGTCCAAGTGTTAGCCATGATTCACGGTCACTGACATGGTTGCGGCGGTCTGGTAGGTGCGACTGCCAGCCGCCTTCTTCTTGAGGGTCAGCGTCCAGGTGCCAGCAGGAGCCGTGTCGGCTCGCCACGTCACCACCGCGCCGTTGGTCTTGCAGGCTCGATCCAGCGGAATGCCTACCTTGTCCTCGCCCAAAGCCTGACCACCGTGCTGCAACGTCACGGACGTTACGCTGCCCGTGTTGGTAACGTGCTCCAACCGGACGCTGTCGTTGAGCACGCCGTTGGGCACGTCGTTGGTCCGGCCCGCGCCCATCACGATTACGCTGCCTGAGTGGGCGTGGCTGCGGATGACCAAGGCAACCTTCTGGACCTTGTCCAGAGTGCTGGTCGGACGGTTGTTGACTAGGACGCCATCTGCCGACGACAGGTAAAGCGCGTCGCCAGCGGCAAACGCTGACGTGTCAAGCCCTGCCAGCACCCCGCCCCCGACAACGTGACCTTCCTCACCGGAAGTAATGTCCTCAAACACCAGCCCGATAGACGGGTTGCGGTCCAAGCGACTGTTCGCAAGGTTGATGTTGGGCTTGCCGCTGTTGTGTTCGCTCTCGACGTAGACCGGCTGACCCTTGGAGATCGTAAAGTCGGTGGGGTTCCTGACCGGAATCAGGATCTCGGGGTCGCCAGCAATCCACTTGTCACCGCCCCAGACCAGACTCTGACCCGCCGCAAAGTCCGGCGAAGTCTTATCGACCTGGACATCGAACAGATCCGTGATCGGCGTGTCCTTGATCGTCTTGACGACGGTCTGACGGCTGGCGATCTGGTAGTGATCCAGGTGAACACGCTGAATCGCCCTGGGATCAGTCAGGATGTCGGGGCGGTTCCTGTTCCCGCCAGCTTTCGAGCGGTCAGGAGCCATGCGTTACAGCCCCTGGTAGCCCGAGAACTGGTCCATCACGTCAGGAGGCGCGTCTGACGCGGCTTTCGCGAGGTTCTTTGCGATGTTGGCCTGCTGACTCTGCGCTTCAAGCTGCTGTTGAGCAGCCATCGCAGCCTCGCGAGACTGCCGCAACTCCTTGACCTCCTCGTTCGAGCGGACGTGGTTGGGGTTGACCCCCAGTTTGTCGGCGTATTCGTCGAGGAAGGCGTCCGAGTTGAGCTTGTCCAGCGCCTCGGGGTGCGACTGCGACAGGCCCTGGATCATGCCGACGAACCTGTCGTCCGTGCTGGCACCCACAGCCTTCTGAGCCTGCGCGAGCGTCGAGACGAACTCGACTTGCAGGTTCGCGCCACCAAGCTCGTCCGGCGGCGGCGGGATCAACCCGGCATCGAGCATGTGATCGAAGGTAATGTCGATCAGAGGCTCCAGACCTTCGTGGTGCAGGCGCTCCAGCGCCGGGCCCAGCATCAGCAACTTCTCTTCGTGACGCTCCGCGACCTCGGTAGCCGTCATGCTCTTGTTCGTGGTCGAGAGCATCAGGAACAGGTCTGCGTAAAACGCGCTGTTGATGCGCGTCCGCACGTCTTGGATGTCAAAGAGCAGGCCCTGGAGGTCAGGGTTGATCTGCCAGAGCGGGCGGATGCCCTGCGTGCTGCTATCAACCTCAGTGTGACCGCCGGGCAGCGTGTCTACTTCGCTACCCTTGAGCAAGGGCGGTCCCTGAGTGGGCGGCTGCGTCAAGTGGTCAAGGATCTGACCCTTCCGACGCTGTTCGTGTTGCAGTTGCTTCACGTCGCCCAGCGCCGCCATGCCTGGGCTGTTGCCGTAGATGTCCTGACCCGACACCGACCAGCGGGGAGCCATGACCGGGAACCGGCGGAAACCGGATTCACGCAAAACCGTCTTCGTCTCGCTACCACTCCGCCCTTGCTCCCAGTAGACGGAGCGGAATGGCATGTCTCGATTGCCCTTGCGGTCCAGGTTGCGGTCGGCGCGCGGCTCGATAGCGTGGCAGATCGTCCGCCAGTCTTCGAGGTTGCCGTTCCGATACTGGTTCTGGACGCTGATGGACAGGTTGTCGTAACCGAACTCCTTGACCATCTGCCCGACCGTCATGTCGAACTCGCGGTAGAGGCAGTCAACCCTTTCGTTGTTGTCCGTGCTGATGGCGTATTGGCCTGCCGTCAGAACGTGGTGGTGGATGACCTTCTCGAAGTCAAACGTGACGATGGACGCCGCCGTGCCGTAGAGGGCGCACTCGCTGTAGATGCGCGGCAGGGCTCGGTAAGTGTTACTGCGAGCGAAGACCCGCAGCATCCGATGCGTTACGTCGTGCAGCCACTCCTTGACCGGCGCGAACTGGTTAAGTTCCGGGTCTGGAGCCGACAGCCGCATCCAAGGACGAGCAGGGCTGGTAGCCCCGGCCATCAAGCCTGCTTCGAGGACTTGCAGGGCACGGGTCGCCGTGCTGTCGATAATGTTGTTGTGGCGGCGCTGCCCTCGGTTTCTGTCCGTCGTCAGGAATCGACCAGTTCTAGGAAGGTAGAACTTGCTCAACTCCTGCCAGTGAGACTCCCAGGACGACAGTTCGGTCCAGAGAGCTTGCTTGCGAGCGCGGAGGTGCTGGATCAGCGTCCGGTGCTCGCCGTTACCAATAGAAACGAGGGAGCTTGGATACATGGGTCAGCCCAGGTAGCGGGTCTTGCCTAGAGTGCCCGCGCCTTGCGAGCCGGTCAGAAACGTCTCCCCTGCCATCTGCTTCTGACGAGCGCGGGCCATGATCGCAGAAGCATCTGGCCGCCTCTTCTTTTGCATCTGCTTGAGTTCGGCTTTTTGCGCCATGCGCTCGCTGGCAGCAGCACTGCGAGCCTTGCCCTCAGCCTGTTTCTGCCTCCGCAGAGCAGCGCGTTGTTGCCCTGCTTGTTTCTCGCCCTGGTAAACACCAGCGCCAGCGCCAGCAACAGCAATAGCAAGAGCCGCGATCTCTAAACCAGTCATGCGTGTGTCCTCTAGGTTTAGCTTTCGCCAAACCTCATGCGGTAGTAACGGTCTGCGCCTGTTTCCCGGCGAGGAGCAATGCCCAGCAAGTCGCCTTCGTAGACACGGTTGCCCTTCAGTCGGTTGCCCAGCCTGCGTTCCGCAGATTCCAGCGTGCGCGCAGGCCCGTAAGGCGTGTCTTCCCAGCCTTGAAGAGCCAACAGGCTGTTACGAGCGCCTTGCTCCATGCTGGCACCACGACCCAGCAGATTCGTAGGGCCACCTCCAACTGAGGTGTAGTCTCCCGGCTGCCCCCGCAGGGCATCAAACTGCATTTGACGCCCTTGGTCGCGCTGGCCTCCAAACAAACGCCTAGCACGACCGATCTGGAAACTAGCGTTAGTCTGGTTGCTGGTGCCCCCACGGCCAACCGTGCCCAGGTAACTACTCTGAGTGTTGCCCATTGAAGTTTACGCGGTAGAGGGTTTCCGTAAGCTCGCAGTTGCGCCTTGCAGCCATGATTAGGTCCAAAGATGACCCTGGCTTGGCAGTCCAAACCATACAGTCCACGCCGCATTCTTGGGCATGTTTTTCGGTTTGGCGTATCAGGTGCAGCCCGGCACCTCTACGGAAGTTGGGATCGACGTAAAGACTGTCGCACGCTGCGATTAGCGTGTCGTGATGCCCGTGTCTGTAGAGCACGGTGGTGCTGTAGCCCACCATGTAGTCCCCAAGGTAGGCCCCCATGCACATGAGAGTGTGCTGCTGCTCTAGGTTGTGGTAGCGATCCAGGTCCGGCTCGAAGTCCTTGCCGTCTAACTCCTGGCAGTGCTGCTGAAACAGGTGGTAGCCGTCCGAGATCAGCACGTCGAACGTGATGAGGACGACTTCGAGGTCAGATGTGGTCGTAGGGATCTCGGTCCCACTCGTTGCGACTTCGTTTGGTTCCAGCACGGGCAGCCTCGTAGCGGTCGATGGTCTTCTGGATCGGGCTGGCGAACGTCAGGGCCAGCGCATCCGCAAGGTCAGGGCTCCCCGCGTTCTGGAGCCGCTTCTTGATCTGATCCTTCGACTCTAGCACCCGGCGTCCCGACGTGTCGAAGCTGTAGGTAGGAGTCGCAAGCTCCTGCTTCAGAGACAAAGAATCGGGAATCGCGCCACCGCCCTGCAACCAGTCCCGCATCTCGAACCACATTTCGGTTCTGCGGTTTACGTGGAGAGTGTGACGGTTTGCGCGACCCCCGAAAGGCACTTCAATAACGTGATAACCCAGTTGCTTGAGGCGGTCGATGACCCCTGCTCCTGCCCCGCTGTCGATAAACGTCGCATCTGGGTGCCAGTCCCCAATAGCCTGGGCTACTAGGTCTGCTAACTGCATGTTGTCTACCCCTCGGTAGACCTGGGCTGGGAAAGCCTGCGGCCCCTGCCGCTTCATGATGACACTGCGGTCATCCCCGAACCTAGCCGGGTCCACGCCCATGACTCTGGGGGCAGCGATCAGGTCGTGAGCCTGATACATCCGCTTCGCCGCGACCTCCGCCACGTCCAGGCTGATAAGTTGGTCGTCACCGGCAGCCGAGAAGTCACAGAGCATCTCACGCGCAAACGCGGTATCGCTCATCTCCTGGCGCATCCGGTCGATCTCTGTAGACGGCAGAGAGTCCGTGTCCTGGCACGTAAACCTCGCGGCATACCAAGCCGACCCCTTGGTCTTCATGGCCGCAGAAGCCCTGTAGAACAGTTCTGAGAACAGGTTGATCCCCTGCGGGGTGCCGATGAACAGGGCCCAGCCGAGCCGGTCTGCGAGCGCAGGCTGGATGATCTCGTGCCAGACCTCGGGTTTCATCTGCGCGACCTCGTCCAAGACCACGCCGTCTAGCCGGACACCACGCATAGCGTCCGGGTTGTCCGCGCCGTAGATCTTGATGATCGCGCCGTTGTGCTTGAACTTGACCGCAAGCTCACCCTCCTGCACAACAGCAGCGCCTTGCGTCACAAGGCCCTCCACACGCTGCTTGAGCCTGTTCCAAGCAATAGCCTTGGCCTGCTTCAACTGCGGCGCGACGTAGAAGAACGCCCCCAGATCCTTCTGACAGGACATGGCGCAGTCGAGCAGTTCCATGAGCGCCAACTCCGTCTTGCCCGCGCGGCGGTGCAGAGCCAAAACCGTGAACCTAGCCTTGTTGACGTGACACATCCGCTGCCAAGCACGCGGGGTGTAGTCCAACGTAAGATTCACGCTCTCAGACATGTGAATAACCTCCTGAAAGGAGGTCAAAAAATAAACCGTTACAGTAACGCCCCCCAAAAAATAAGGGGGGGGCGTTACGGGCAGTGGCTTTAGAGGGAGTCGTCGGCCACCGGGGGGTCGATTTCGACGGTTAGGCGGGGTTGTGGGGAGTTGGAGGTGTTTGTGTTGGAGATGTTGTGTTCCTCTCCCCCCGCGCGCGACGCACCCGGCGGACACCGCCCCGGGGTGGGGGTCGTTTCTCTCGGGACACCGGTCACGACCACTACGGTAGCGCCGGACTCGCCCGATGCTTTCGCTTCACCGTAACGCTCGGGACTCCACCGGGACAGGAGCCATCGCCTTACGTCGCAGCGTAACCGGTCGCTAGCCACCGTTTCCGGTGTAGCGGAATCGGCAATGTCGAGCATTTCCGCTGCAAGGGAGTCGTGGCCTACGGTCCTGGCTTCCCTTACGGCTCTCCGAAACTCCTCGTCCTTTTCGCTCCACCGATAAAGCGTTGCCTCGCTGATCCCTTCCGCCCGAGCGAAAGCCCGTAGCGTACGGCCTGCCGAAAGCCACTCAAGGTAGCGATCACATACGGCGCGGGGTAAAGGGCTTACGGGCCGTCCGGGCTTACGGTCTGGCGCATCCATGCCTGCATTCTACCCTCGGCCCGAAATAATTCTCGCCCCGTAACCCGTTACATTCCCATAGGTTACGCGCAACGTCACAAGAAATCGCGACGTGTAACGCAACGTGCGCTTGCCTCCTGCCGATAGGTAGTGCATCATTCGGCAATGTTGCCGGGCATGGTCACGATGGTGGCCAGCATCGGCAGCGCTGAGCGTTCTTTTACAACCAGGGTGACAGACTGAAACCGGCATGGGCCGGGCGGAACACCGTAGCGAGCGCAGCAGCGCAACGACCTACAACGTAGTGCAGCGGACAACGATGATCGCGCTGCACGTCCCGCTAGCGAAACCACCGCGCAATG